CAAACATTCGATCTGTCACAATGCGCGGTTCATCCACAACAACGAAGGCTTGCCTGGCCGTAACTGTTTGTGTCTCAGGGTGGGTGGTTTATAAGTACCTAACCATGCGACCAAAGGACAAGTTTGTGGAAGAAATCATGGAGGCAGGCAGCTCCATGGAACTTGCTGAAGAGTGTTTGTCGGATACGGCTGTTGATCAAGAACAGCTGACGGCCCTGACAGGACTCACACATGCAATTGAGAGCGATGAACTCAATGAGGAGAATGTCGTTCGCGTCTTGAATGAAGCGCACCACCAAGCCCATGCACAAGAGCGAATTGCTCGTGGGTTGCCCATGGTGGTCAATGACGCCGGTGAGGTACTCGACCGTAATGAGGACCATGTCATCCCCCCATATGTTCAGGTGAAGAAAGCCAAGATTGGTAATGCTAGCCCACAGCTGGAGGCGCGTGCGACACGAGTTGTGTTGCAGCAGTACAGAGCAACCTACGCACGTAGGGTGCTGGACGAGTGTAAAAGCAAGTTCGGTTGCCCCGAAGTGACGAAGGCAAACCACCGAGCTGTCTGGCGATTTGCGGAGCAGGTCATGAAGGACCATGGCTTACGTCCAAGCCATCGGGTTGGCTTGTTGCCTTATATTGTGCAGCTCTGTTTTGTGCCAGATGTCACTGATGTGCTCGGTGAGCGCGCTGGTGTTGCAGCAAGGTACTTTACAGCCGGAGCTATGGCTGATCACATGTCTCGCATTGAGCTGTGGTCGCATAAGCTCAAACGGCTGTTTTGCCTTGAATAGGGGCGCCTAGTCAAGGTGCGCGATAGCGTTAATAAGGTGTATAAGGTGCCGAGTGTTAGACACTGTCCGTCAGAGGACACGTGGACAGCGCTCCGTGCAGAAGACCCAAATTACGCTAGTTTGGCCGTGCACTGGAGACGAGAGGCCGAGAAGGAACGCAGTGTGTATGTACTAGGAGGTGTCGGTGGTGAGAACCGGACGCTATGTACTAACGCTGCTGATGTGATGACGACGTGTGCAGCTATTGCCGAACGGATGATCTATGCGAAGATTAACGGCGTACTGCACAAGAGGGCTGGGCGTAGTAAGGAGTACTACGACAGCATATTGGGAGAGTTCAAGATAAAAGTTGTGAAGGCAGCGGGCCGCTCTTTCCACCCTGTTACCCCCTGCGAGTTCGCAGCGAGTTACACGGGTCGAAAGCGTACGTTGTACACGTCCTATATCGATGACTACATAACTTCAGGAGTTCAGAAGGTGCATGCGCACTTCAAGGCTTTCATGAAGGTGGAAAAGGTACCAACCAACAAATCTCCACGCACCATTCAGCCTCGGCACCCGATCTACAACATCGGGCTGGGGCGGCACCTCAAGCACAGTGAAAAGCCGATTTTCCGTGCAATTGCCAAAGTTTTTAAACAGCGGTATGTGGTGTTCAAAGGCCTGAATGCCAATGAAATGGGTGTCGAGATGCGGCAGTTGTGGGACAAGTTTCGTCGTCCGGTTGCGGTCGGCCTTGACGCGTCCAGGTTTGATGCTAGCGTAGATGCCGGGCTGTTGCAGCACGAGCATTCACTATACAATGCACTCTTTAACTCTTCTGAGTTGAAACGGGTGCTTGCGATGCAAATCAATAACCGAGGTACTGCCTACTGTCATGATGGGAAAGTCAAGTACACTGTTAAAGGTGGGCGGGGGTCGGGTGATATGAATACCTCCCTCGGCAACAGCTATATCATGTGTGCGATTGTCTGGAGCTGGTTGCGAAAATGTGGTGTTGATGCTAAGCTTGTTAACAATGGAGACGACTGTGTCGTAATCATGGAACAGGATAGTCTCACGACGTTTAGTGATGGGTTCACAGAGTTTGCTACTGAAGTAGGGTTTACAATGGTTGTGGAGGAACCAGTCACTGAGTTTGAGCAGATTGAGTTCTGTCAAACACATCCAGTGTTGGTCGCCGGTGAATGGCGAATGGTTCGTAACTACCAGTCAGCTCGTGAGAAGGATGCGATGTGTCTTTTTCCACTAGATGATCCAGGAGCGTTGCGTTCTTGGTTGTACGCCGTTGGTGAGTGTGGACTCGCATTGACAGCTGGGGTACCTGTTATGCAGGAGATGTACCTAGCTTTCATGCGATCGGGTAAGCCTAGTAAAATGGGTGAAGCTTTGTTCATGCAAGGGGGCACTCGTATGATGAGTGTGGGTATGGAAGCCAAGGCACAAGTGGTGCACGACGAGACTAGGGTCAGTTTCTTTTTGGCATTTGGCATAACCCCCGACGAACAGACCGCGATGGAAGAATATTATCGTGGATGGACTGTGTCGCCAACTGTAGAGCATGTGGGATGTATCGCGGAGATCGGTGGGGCACCGATGTAGCGGTTCGATAAAATAAGCCTTAACAATATCAATAAAAAGAACAAAATGGTGAAGAACCAAAAGAAAATGAAACTCATCGTTGGAAAGAAGAAGGGAACACAGAAGCAGGAGTTGACGCGATTAGGCGCAGCATTGCGTGCATTGGGAGGACTTGGCGGTGGTGCCGTCGGGTCCCTTATTGGCATGCCAGGTGGAGGGTCCAGTGCAGGCACCAGTCTTGGCGCAGCGTTAAGTCGCTGGCTAGGGAGTGGTGACTACTCAGTGAACAATAACACCGTGCTAAACCGAACTTTGCGAGGGTCGGACTCCATACCCGCTATGCACAAGGATGGACAAACTGTTGTCGTTAGACACAAGGAGTTTGTCACTGAAGTGCGTAGTTCAACCAGTTTCAAAGTGTTGAACTCATATGAACTGAACCCTGGACGACACGAGACGTTCCCCTGGCTGGCAGCAATTGCCGGCAACTTCCAGGAGTACAAGATTCGTGGTCTGGTGTGGCATTACGTACCAACTAGTGGTACTGCTGTCAGTGGTACAAACGCTGCATTGGGCAGTGTTATGTTGCAAACGTCTTACCGTGCTAATGACACCGCGCCGACGACCAAAGCGGAGTTTTTGAACGAGTATTGGAGTTCAGAGGCAGTGCCGAGTGATGCGTTCGCCCACCCCATCGAGTGTGATCCGAAGGAAAATCCTTTCAACATCCAGTATGTGCGATCGGATAAAGTTCCTGATGGTGATTCCATTCTGATGTACGACTTGGGCGTAACACATCTCGCTGTTTCTGGACAACAGGTAAATGACGTGGTGTTAGGAGATTTGTGGTGTACTTACGAGGTTGAGCTGAAGAAGCCAATCGTCGATAGTAACGTGACGAGTCCCGTTCGAGGTGCAGGATTGTACACTTACGGGACAATTGGTCCAACCACGCTTTTCACTGGAACACAAGTGCAATCGGGTACTCTGGATATCAAGGCTGCCGGTAACTTTATTACGTTTCCGCCGAAGTTGCGTGGCACCTACATAATCACCGTTCGAGTTCTTGGAACTCTTTCTGGTGTTCAGTGGAACGGTGCCCCTACCTACAACAACTGCTCGGGTACAGTATTGCCTGGTGGTTCGTCTATTTGGCCAACCGTCACCAGCACCTTTGCTGGGCCTCAGTTGATGTACACAACGGTTGTGCAAATCCTTGATTCTAGTAAAACTGCATCAGTTGCGTTACCCGCACCATCCGGTGGATCGTTCACAGAGTCGACTATGGTCATTACGCCATACCCCGCATTCTAACATGAGAGTACGAAACAATAGAAAAGTAGTAGAAGAAAATAAAAATAAAACATTCCATTGTGACCAGATGAGTGATCATATGCACTCGAGGATTAGGCCCCAAGGACAGAGATTGTACACAACACTGGACCAATGAATGTTCTGCATATAGTAAGTAGTATTTCCCAAACCTCTATCAGCGATCGGTACGTTGCTGAGAGTTGGCTGCACCTTAATGTAGCTAATAGGGTAGGATGGCACCGTGGTGGTGTCAGGGCTCCTGTAACCTAGACCAACAACAACCAATAGGAC